AAACCTGAATTTCGTTACACATCCAATTGTAAAGCGTAGAATGAAACAAGAACGTATTGCCCAATTTACGGGGCAAACAGATGGTGCTTATGTTATTCTACCTATGTCTGATGCTGTTTTGAAAGATACATTAGGTTGGGATCTTTTTACTACCACTCAAGTTCCTATTAACCTTACTAAAGGTTCTGGAACGGATCTGTCTGAAGTTTACTTTGGTAACTGGGCAGAACTGATTCAAGCTATGTGGGGTGGAATGGAATTACTTGCTTCTAATGTTGCTGGTGATTCTACAGGCGGTGCAATGACCCAAAATCAAACATGGATTAGGGCGCTTATCGAGACTGATTTTGTGTTACGTCACAAAGAAAGTTTTGCATTGATTAACGACGCGACCACTACCTAATAGGTATTGAGTAAGACTTGATGAAAATGGGGAGTCTCTACTTAACGGTAGGGGCTCACTTTTAAAACTTTAAAAAAGGAAAACAAATGCAAGGAAACTTGAATGACAATACTAAAATTGTTCAAATGATTGATGCAGAAGACATTGCTGCAGGCACGAACAATTCAACTGGTCAAGATACTAAAGAGTTCAGAGAGGCACTTTTTATTGTGAATGCAAAAAATAATAGTGCAGGTGCTGCCACTATTCAATTGAATATACAAGAGTCAGATCTTGTTGGTGGTACTTTTGTTCTTATTGCAGGGGCAACTCATACTGCAGTTTCAATTGCTACAACGGTAGCGACTCAGATTATTGGGCGTGTTAACTTGGATGAGCTTGTAGACGGTAATGCGTTTGTACGTGCACAGGTTATAACTGCAACCAATAATGTTACCTATGGTGTGCAGATGATTCTTAGTTCTGGTTATTACAAACCTGTGGTTAACGCAGATGAACAGTTTGACGTTGGCTAATATTCGTTGATCTGAGTAGTCAGGGACAATCTTCTACCCCCGTTCCTGACTACTCTTTATTTAACTAAAGGAGAGTAAGTGAAAAAATTATACAAAGTAAGATCAAGCTATGTTTACTTTAATGGGCAGCAAGAGTTCCCAATTAAAGCAGGAGAAACAATTTTGTTAACAGAGAAAGAAGCTCGTACACAAATTTGGAAATTAGAACTAGTAGGAGGTGGAAATGTTAAACAGACCGAAACAGAACAGAGCCTTGTTCCAGCCACAAGTGAATCGAGTAATAGTGCAACCCCAACAATCCAAAGGATCTCGGGATGATGGACTTAACAACAGTAGACAGAGTAAAAAGAATACTCGTAGGGGGAGACACCTCCAAAATGTCAAGCCAACAAAACGCATTTCTAAGTAATATGATTGCATCTGTTTCTGCATTAGTAGAGCAGTGGCTTGATAGATTTGTAAAATCAGAAGCACAAAAAGAATTTTTTGATGTTGAATGGGGTCAACGAGTTTATAAACTAAAAGGTTTTCCTATAGATGCAGGTACTATAGTAGTAAAGAATTCTTTCAGTAGAGATTTTGCAACTGCAACCGCAATTGTTGCGAGTAACTATAATCAGGCTCAATGTGAGGTAAAAGGTACATTGAAAATTGATAAAGTAACTTTGAGTGAAGGTCCTGGAATGCTTCAGGTAGAGTATGATGGGGGAATGTCTGATACTACTGCTAATTTTATTGCTGCTTTTCCTGATGTATCTAATGCGGTAGATTTTCAAGTTGCTTATTATTACCAACGCAGGAATCAACTAGGTTTAAGTGGTCTGTCGCAAGAAGGTGGAAACGTTTCTTATCAAGGTAATATAACATTACTCCCTGCAGTTAAAATACAATTACAAGGACACAAACGAGAAACGGTTTTCTAATGGCAAAAGAACTTGAATTTAAATTTGATATTAAGGGAATACAACGTGCCTTTAGTAGGTTTCCTAAGAGAACGTTTAGAGTAGTTAAAAAAGAATTTAAAGAGTCTATAAATGATTTTCATGGAATGTTTACTAAGCTGAGATTGAGTGGTAGAAAAGGAAACGTAGGATTAAAGAGGCAAGGTGGAACCTTAGTACAAAACTTTTTTGCAAAAACATCTGGTTCGTCAATTAATAAGTTAAGGTCGATAGTATTTTTTACATCAAGAGTACCTTATGCAAAAGTACATGAAGATGGGGCAACAATAACACCTAAGAGAAAGGAATGGTTAGCCATACCAACTCAGTTTGCTACTAGAGGTGCAAAACCAAGAGAGCACACAAATACATTTTTTACAAGAAGTAAGAGAACAGGTAATCCGGTATTAATGCAAAAAAGAGGGGATGATGTATTTCCTATTTTTGCTTTGGTGAAATCTGTTACGATACCACCTAGATTAGAATTACTAATACAGTGGAATAAATTTAAACCAAAGTTTGTTAAGAACGTAAATAAGAAGGTTGCTAAACTTATAGGAAGTTTTAATCGTGGCAACTAAAAGAGTTTAACAGTGGCAACAATTGATCAAGTATTTAATGTAAATCCACAATTTGTATTTAGAGTAGGTGATGGATATGGAACACTTTTTACAACTTTTGATATGGGGCCAATCCATAGAAGGGCAATACGTATTGATAAGAGTAGGCGCTTTCGTTTGATTTGGAATAATATTTGTTTTGATGATCGTGATTCTATTAGAACTTTTCATAAAGAAGCCCTTGGGAGCGTGTTAGATTTAAAGTGGACACCACCAAATGAAGCATCACAGATAAGAGTAAAATTTGTCGATGATGTTCTTAGGTGGACTCGACACAGTGCTAAAGTGTACAGATTAAGTTTTGAGTTTGATGAGATTTATAAAGGAGAGTTTAGTTTATAATGCCTGTTTCAATTACATCAATTACTCCTTCAACTGGAGCTAATAAAGGTGGATCGTTTACTACTGCTATTGGTACAGGATTTGAATCAACTCAAAATTCTGGTAAGGTGGAATATGGAACTACACTTGTTACTGAAATTGTTTTTTGGTCTGATACTAAAATTGAATGGATTCAACCGGATTTAAAGTTAAGCATTTTAGACGGACAGGTAGTACAAGCAGTTACTGTAAAAATTACTAATGATTCTGCAGAGGATGACACAACAGCTTTCAGTGCACAACAAAAAGAGAGTGTACGGGAAAGAATTTTAGAAGTAATTAAAACTGCTATTGAAAATATAGTAAGAGTAGAACATGCAATACCTAATAGTGCTAATACTGGTCCCGCTTTTATTGAATCAGGCGGGGATGTTAATTTACCAACTGGATTAGACCCCACAACTGAAACCAAGACCTATACAATAGAAGTAACAACGGGTGGTGGAACTGGTGTAGCTGAAATAACTATAACTGATGTTGTAGGTACAGTGGTAGTTACTGATCTTAAAAAAATTGGATTAGCTTTATCTGGTGCATGGATACAATTTAATTTTACTGAGGCAAAGGGTGATTTAGTATCGGGGGATAAATTTACTGTGAGAGTTGGTCCTTACCATAATACAATTAAAAGAGCAATACGATTTACATTTGATGGAAATAGTATTAAGGAATACCCATCTGTAATAATAATGGAGCCTACTGAAGACTCAAATGCAAATACTAATCCATTGAAAATGCATACAATGAATTTATCATTAATGGTATGGGATGAAGACTTTGATGATGATGCATCAATGTCTACTAGAATTTCGAGATTATACCAAGATGTTATTAGAAAACTTCAAAAGGATTTTTCGCTGGACTGCTTATCCGTACAAATTTTGGATATTGGTTCCGAGTCGTTTACAGGTCCTGAAGGAGAAGGTCTTGGTGGTGTAATTATAAAAACACAAGTACAATATCGTTTTATATTTGGAGATCCTACAACTCGTATAGGATCATCAACAGTTTAAAGGAGAAATAAAAATGCCTATTGAAAGAGTTAAACAAATACTTGCAGCTACTGAAGCTGTGGAGGGTACTGCAGAAACAATAGTTGCAGGGGATGGTGGTATAATTGCGGTTGATCCTTCTTATACACCAGACATTCAATCATTTAAAAGAGAACCCGTTAGGGAAACTCTATCAAGGATTGGTGTGGTAACTGGAAGACGTGGTGCTGCAGTTAATTTTAAATCTGAAATGCGTGGTAGTGGATCTGCAACTACTGCTCCTCCTTTTGGAAAGTATTTTCAGTCTGCTGGATTAGAGGAAAAAAACTTAGATCAAATTAATATTGGTGCAATTACTGGTGGTCCATTTGAAGCAGGTGAAGTAATTACTGGTGGTACTTCTGCTGCAACTGGAATTGTTACTAGAGAAGCAGCAACAGGTGCTACTGAACTTTTATTTATTACAACGGCTGGAACTTTTGTTACTACAGAAGTTATTACTGGATCTGATTCAGCTGCTACTGCTACTTCTTCTGCTGGACCTACTCAAAAAGGATTAGTATACCGTCCACGTCCTGTTGCAACTTGCGAAGATAATGCAATGACTGTAAAATTTGTAGAATCTGGTCTTTGTAATTTGGCTGGTACATCTCTTGAAACAATTATTAAGACAATTAAAGGAGCGAGATCTAATATTCAATTTGATTTTGTTTCTGGTGAGCCTGTAATGATTACACATGAGATGATGGGTGTTTATAAAGCACCTGTTGATGGATCATTATTTTCACCTGTTGTGTATGGCACTGTAATTCCTAAGCCATTTTTAAATGCGAGTATGACAGTTAACGGTGTTTCATTATTACTTTCGTCAATGAATCTTAACCTTAATAATGTTTTGACTCTTCGACAAGATGTAAATGATGCGGATGGATATATTTCTGCTGTGATTACTGATCGTGATCCAGCGGGGACTATTGATCCAGAGTTAACTACTATTGCTATTCATGATTTTCATGGATTACTCACTGCTGATACTGAATTCTATATTGAAGCAACAGTTGGAACTACAACAGGTAATCAGTTTATTATTGCAATTCCAAACGCACAATATACAGAACTTCCTAATGGTGAACGTGAGGGAATCACAACTGTTCAGGCAGGCTTTGTATTGAATGCGCAAGCAAATATTGATACGGACTTCTTTTTGATGTCCATTTAACTAACAGGAGGTTCTTAGTGCCTATAGCAATTGACCCTAACCAGACTTGGGATTATGTCCTTAAGGAGGATAGGGAGTTACAAAAAGACAAGCAAACCGTTTTCGTTCTTGGTGCACTTAGTGCATCTGCAGAGTCTGAAATTGAAGATAGTGCAGGTTCATTAAAATTAGATATGTCTAAAGTGGCAGTAGGTGATCTTCAAAGCACTTGGCATAGTAACACTAACCAAAATGCTATAAAAATTCTGAGGGCTGGATTAAAAGGTGTTCAATATTTTTATAATGATAAGAACGAACTAATTGAGTTTGATACAGAAAAGGCTCAGGGTAAGGATGTGGTATCTGATAAATTTCTTACTCGTTTAACGAGAGATCAGCGTATAGAACTCGCCAATGCTATTACTGAAAAAATTAAAATGACTCAGGAGGAAGAAGAAAATTTATCATAGCGACGCACGTACTTTATGATAAAGCGTTAGAAGACAAATTCGGTTGCAATGCTTGTAAACTGGATGAAGCGATCGCGTCGCTGAATGGATGTAAACAAAACGCACCTAAACCTACGTTTAGGATTCACTGTTATATTTGTGATGGTAAGAATCCTAAATGTAAAAGATGTGAAGGGGCAGGGAAGATAAATTTTTATAGGTGCCCTAATACACTTTTAACTACAGATACCGCGAAGGTGGTAAAATATTATCAATATATTGAGGCTTATAACAAGTGGCCACGAGATGTTGATTTACTTGAACAGTCAACTACATTTATGAAAGCAATTAGAATTATTCAGAGAACACGTGCACAAATTTCTGAATTAGAAAGGTGGAACGCACAAATTGGCAAAGGATAATGTACTACTAATTGAAGCTAGACTTAGAGGCACGCTAGTAAAGGATTTTGATGCTGCTAAAAAGAAGATAACATCTTTTAGTATAGTAGGTAGACGAGCATTAAATGCTTTGGCTTTAAGTGTAGTTTCTTTAAAGGGGGTGTTTGCAGCAGTTATTGCGGGTGTTGTGGTATCCAGTATAAGTAGAATGATTTCTTCAGTTACTGAACTGGGTGCGACTTTGTTAGACACCTCTCAAAAATTTGGTATCGCTGTTGAAGATTTATCAGAGTTAGCATTTGCAGCAGAAGCTAATGGAATAAATATTGCGGCTTTAGCTACAGGCTTAAGAAGGTTTAATAGAAATATAGCAGATACTGCAGCGGGTGGAAAATTAGCTAGAGGAAGATTTGAAGAGTTAGGGATTTCAATAAGAAATACCGATGGCTCTTTAAGAGACGCTAATGATTTATTTCTTGATGCTGCAGAGGGGATTGCTGAGATGGGGGATGGTGCACGAAAAACCTCAGTAGCGTTTGATTTGTTTGGTTTGTCGGGTGCTAATATGATTCCATTATTAAATCAAGGGAGAGAGGGGGTCCTTGCTTTACGAAAAGAAGCGCAGGACTTAGGAATTGTATTTGATGAATTTAGTGCAGAGAAAGCAGTACAGTTTCAAGATTCTGTTTTTAGAATAAAGAAAGCTGCAGAAGGTATTTTTCAAGGATTTGTTTTAGACATAGCTCCTAAACTCACTGTGTTTTTTCAAGTTTTAACAGCCCTTATAATACAGAATAAAAAAAGAATTGATGAAGGAAGAGGTAGTATATTGAAAATGGGAGAATCATTTATCTCTACTTCAGGTGCTATAAAAATTATGGTCGTATCGTTTGCTGCATTGTTGGATTTATTGAATGGTGGTAGGGTTATACTTGGACTAACTAGACTTTTATTAGCTGGTATTGGTCAAGCAATAGTTATTACAAATGTAGCTACACGAAAGTTAACATTGATATTTGAATTGTTAGCTGAAAAAGCAAAAAAGGGGGCTCCAGATTTAGCAAGATTTGAACAAGCTAATAGGGAAATGGCAGCAAGTGTAGCAGCGGCTGGAGAAATGTTTCAAGGAGCAAAGGATGATTTTGACAATCTTGCAGTATCATTAGGAGATAAAACTAATGTACAAAGAGCTATTGATAATTTTGATAAAATAGAAAGGATGGTTGAAAGAGTACGAAAAGCATTAGCTCTGATGAAAGGTGGAACAGGAAAACCAGGGGCAGATGTAACACCACCACCGATTAATCCATTTGAGAATTTTGATTTTGATGCAGCAGAGAAAGCATTTATTGAAGGTACAAATCAGGTACTAGCACAAGTACAAATATTAAGATCTAAAGGAGCAACAAAAGAGATTGCTATTGTAACAGAAGCATCTCGTAGGGAAATTGCAATTAGAATGCAAATGGTAGAAGAGTCTAAATTAGATTTTGATGCTTTTCAAAAATTTAAAGTAGCAAAAGAACAACAAACTGCTGATAAGATTACAGAAATTTTACGGGATTCTGCTATATCATCTTCAGGGTTCCTTGGTGGTATTCGATTTGAGTTAACAGAAATAGCTAAAGCATTGAATGACACATTTACTAGAGGTAGACAAGTTGCTAGTCAATTTATAGGTGGAGCAGAACAAGCAACAGCTACTTTATTTAAATCTCTGTTGGATGGTCAAGGAACGTTTAATACTAAAGTAGAGGAAATGACAAAGCGAGTTGAAGAGGCTGAAAAAGCATTACAGAAATTACAAGAGAGTGGAACATCAACTGCGGCAGAAATTGCTACTGCCACTACAGAACTTGATGGTGCAAGTGAGGCTTTAAAACAATTTGAAACGAATGCAAATAGAGCCAAGTCTGCATTCAAAGATTTTACTGTTTCGGTGTTAAAAAATATTAAAGAAATAATTGCACAACAGATTGCTAAAGAAGCAATTAAAGGTGTAGTCAGTTTGGCAACAAGTATAGTTACTGGTGTAGGTGGTGGTGGTGGAGGTGGACAATCCGTACCTCGATTGGCAGCAGGTGGAATTATTGATAGACCGACACTTGCAACAGTGGGGGAAGGTGGAAACGCTGAAGCCGTGGTGCCATTGCCTGACAATAGATCTATCCCAGTAAAATTTAAAGGTCTTAGTGGTGCGGGTTCACCCGACTCACCACCAAGTAATGTAAACATAACGTTTGAAATTGCTACTATTGATGCTTCTGATTTCGATTCTCTTTTAACATCAAGACAAGAAGTTATTGAAGACATGGTAATGAGAGGAATACAATCAAAGCAGGATTTCAGGCAAGCTATCAATGTAAGGTAAGGAGTAAAAACATGACACCTGAACACCATGAAAATAAACGAAGAAAACAAGATACTAATTTTTATAAATTTGTAACACATGCTGGTACTATTGCTAGTGCAATAATTGCAATTGGTGCAGTAGTATTTTGGTTTATTGGAACTTCATTTGCAACAAAGAATCACGTAGATTTAGTAGAAGATAAGTTTGATAAAAAAGCGTATGAAATGGAAAGTGCGTATAAAGAAAAGATTTCAAGTATAGATAAAACACTTGCCATACAAGGTCAACAGCTTGAATTCATAAAAGAAAAAACAACATCACAAGAAAAGAAAACAGATGAGATTCTTTATTACCTTCGTCGAGGTAATAATAGGAACGGTAATTAATGGTTTACGCATATATTTTAAAGGATGAAAAAGCACCGTCTCTAACCGTCTATGATCCAGCTATACACCTTGGTGCAGGGGAGATTGCTGGTATTTATTTTTTTGATGATATTGGCCGATTAGATCACGAAATTTTTTGGATCATAGAATTAGAAGGTGTAAAGGTTGATTGGAATTATTTGTGCGAAGAAGTCCGCGTTTACACCGCTGGTGTAGACAGCAAAACAAAGGTCTTGAAAATGAGAAAACGCAAAATAAAAACTGGGGTAATAACTGCCGCAGAAAAAACAGCTATGAGCCAAGTAGGTGGCAATTGGGTCTTTTATAAGAAAACCATTAATGATTTTGAGGTAAAAATCTAATGGCCCTTGCAGCTATAAATGAAGAATCGATTGGGAATTTAAATGGAACTCATACCGGATCAAGTGGGGCATCAGTGCTAACTGATTCGGGGGCACAATTTGTAACTGATGGAATTGAAATAGGGTTAGTTATTCAAAACGTGACGGACGGATCAACAGGAACAGTTACCGCTGTAACCGAAACGACAATCACGGCTCCACTTTCAGGGGGAACAGACAACGATTGGGATACTTCAGATGTTTGGAA